TAGCGCGTCGCCGATCAGAAGGATAAAAAAGAGACATCCATTGAGCATAATACTGCGTCAAAGACCACAGCAAAGAAATGTCGTACTTAGAAAAATCCCCAGCACCAGGATCCCGGTCATCTTTCTTTAACCGATGAAACAAATCTCCCCATTCCTTCGAATGTGGGTTTATATTCAACGTTATAGGAGTATTGACTGGGTCCTTCTTCATTTCTTCAATACACATGCCCAAGAGCATCTTCTGAACTATCAAAGAAGCGAAATCCCCGTTTGCAAAAAGCCTGGTCTGCATCTTATCAACCTTGGCAGCGGGACGTATTTCGTCCTTGAGCGTGTCTTCGTAGACAACCGGAAACACTGTGCCAGTGTTAAAAGAGTCCAGTCGTCTCTCAACTTCACGCTTCAAAAGGGGATGGATACGTCTATTTCCTTGCTCATCAAAACATAAATCTCTACGGGACAGATTTAGTTTCTTAAAGAAATAGCCTGAGGACGTGGTGAAATCGACACTCTTAATGCGTCCTTCAATTCCATAAACTGCTTCTTCGATAGTTAGCTCTAGTGCTGCGCTCGCAAAATCGAAGTTAGATGGTAACAATTTCTCCATAGGCAAGTAAGGAATGGCAACGGGCTTGGACCACAAGTTTCCATATTGCTCCAGGGCAACCCAAAGAGGACTAACTCCGTCGACTGGAACCAAATGAGCCGGCTTAGAATCGGACGGAGGAAAAGGCAATGAATGATAGTCAAAAGAGGACAACACAAGACTAGACCTAGTAGGTATATAAGTTCCAAATGCCCTATCTACACTACCCATCACCCTCAATCCTGGAACACCGGGATGAGGTGTAAGAGGAAAATGCAACGGAGATGTAGTCTGGGTTTCTACTTCTAAAACATCAAACATCTCTTTGGTCAACAATACTCCGTAGGCTAATTCAGCATGTGGAGTACCGCCCAAATGGACCGCGGCAATTTGGCCATTATGGGAGTGCGTATAAAACATACCACACATTCCCTTGCTATTTGGAATTCCGTGAAAGGTCAAATTCATGGCATACGAATAGTCTTTTGAAACGGACACAGTTGTTTCCTCCACGGAAATCCCTATGGCCTGTTCCCCATGCACGATCTTACTACCAGTGTATGATCTCTGAAGAGAGAAATGTCCTCCTTTGGGGAATGATGT